TTATAGATTATTTTGTCTACCTTTTTTATAAATATTGGAATATTGTCTTTATTACCTTCAATGTTATATTGTATCATTAATAAATACATGGGTAAATACACGAAATCGAATTGGGTCTGTTTTATTTCTCGTTTTTTGGAGCAGTTAAATTTTTTGATGTGAAATAATATGTTAATAAACAAGGAATAATTATTTTAAACATATCTATGACAATGTTAGAGTTAGTTTTATAAAAATCAGTAAATAATTTCAACATATTATATCACCTCAAAGATTTGATATAGCAAAGTGTATCATAGAACTTGTGAAAACACAAGAAAAGTGTAGTTTTATAAACTTAGAAATAAATAAAGAAAACTGTTGACAAGCACCGAGATAGGTGTTATCATTATGAATGTACAGATAAATAAAGAAAACCAAAAGGAGGTGACAAGATGAAAGGTAGCAAAACAGAGTATGCAAAATTCAAAAGTATCATGAGCAAGGTAAAGAAGAACAGGCCAGAGGTCGCAGCCAACGGAAAGGTTAAATGGGGAGCTGGTAAGTAGAGAGGGGGTACATAATGAAGGACTTAAAAGGGTTCATAGTATCCGTTGGTAAGGTTACTGAACTGCTATTTCAGTTCATGGTATTGTTCGTGTTATACATATCAACTTTCTGGGCGGTTATGGTAGCAAGAGCACTTCCGATATTCGGATTGTTAGGTATATTATTAGCTCTTTCTACTATGATAATTGCTTGGTTCTGTAATAGGAGAAAAGACGATGATAAAGGAGTTGAGGAAGTATGATGGCAGTAGTGTGTATTTTACTTGGAGTGGCGCTAGAGGTAGTTAAAGCGAATAACTGGTTCGCCGTACCAGAAATAGCTACATATGTATTGTTTGGGCTCGGTATAGGTTTGGCTTTGTGTAAGGGGATTGTGTTGTTTGGAGCAAGGCGATCTGTTAGCAAAATGTCAAAAAGATTCAGATAAACTTGTGAATTTATTCTGATATAAAAGGAGAGAAAAGTTGGGGATTAATATTAATGGTAATGACTTTACCGACATGAATAAAGCAACAGAGTATTTTGAAAAGAAAAAAGAGGAGTATATGATTCCATTTGATGTTATTAAAAGTGAAACCGCAAGACAAGTTTCTATTGTCAATTTAGAAAAAAATAGTTTATCAAACGTACTAAGAGGTGCGGATGAAATGATAAAAAGCGCATCATCTGATGGTAAATTTAGTTGTCTGCTACATCAAGCAAATGGACTAAACGAGGAAGATTCTACTGAGCTATTTCATATATTTAAAACTCTTGGATACAACTGTTGTATTTCTAAATCTGGATTAGTTATTCAGTGGTATTAAAAATCTTTATTAATAAGATTTTCACGTAAAGAAGGTGAATCATGTACGAAGAAATGGAAGAAGAATTTCAGCAATTTCTAATTGATATGGAAGAAGCTGAAAATGCAATGGTGTTCGCCCAATACATGGACGAAGACGATTATGAAGATGATTATGGAAACAACGAAATTTATGAATGCCAAGAAAAGTTCAAAAAGAAAGTAAGAGACTGGTTAAGAGAAAACAAGCCAGGAAGATACATAGTAACTGGTGGATATAATGTTTCTGTAATGACATTAGATGAAGCAAGGAAAGATTGATCTCAGAAGATTGGATTGAAGAAATGATTGCAGAATAATTATCTAACCCGTAAACAAGTCAACTTACATAATGGAGGAATTTAATAGTAACGCAAAAAGTATGGATAATACCGTTTTTGGTAAGGTATTTCGGATACCTTATTATTTTTGCACCTTTTTTAAGGTTTAATATAGATTTTCCATAAGGTGAGGCTCATGTTATCGCCGGTGAGAGCTGGTGTTTACATAGAAAACTAATAACAATTTTAATTTATAGGAGGTACATATAGTACATGAATTTTGAAATGGTAGGAAGAATTTCTTTATCAAAGGAAACAGATAAGTTTAAACCATGGAGTGAAAAACAGTATGATTCTGGCTGGGTAAAAAGAAGAATCATGTTTAATGTTACATGCGGAGATAATAGGCACTTATTAACAGTTGATGCAGGAGCATTTGCTGATGGTCATGGAGATGTTTGGACATTTTCAAAAGGGTCTGTAAACGAAAATGGGAAAAAGGTCAAAGGTGAATCATTAAAGATTCCATTCAAAGATAGACTTACTTCTAAGAAATTAGCAGAGGTAGCGGAGTTTAAAAAATTCATCTTTGATACAGAAAAGCCAGGCAGAAGATATAGGCTTGAAAAGGCTGCTGAAAAGGTTAAAGAGGGGACGTCACTTACAGATGAAGAATTAAAGGATATGGAAATTGCAAGTGAATCTGAATTAGATGAGGCTCTTGCCAAGTCTAACAAGAAAAGACACGAATTTATTTCTGAATGGGATTTTGCTGAATTTATCAAAAAGGTGATAGATAGTGGCAAATTCAAAGATAAAAAATTTCTGATTAGGGGAAACGGAAATTACTCATATTCGGAAAACAAAGAAAAGGTGTATGAAAATTATATCCCATCAAGAATCTACTTAGCAGCAGACGATTCAGAAGAGCATTCTACTGCAACTCTCAACATTTTGTATAACAAAGACAGTTTTGACGACATGAGTGCTGATGAACTGGGAAAATATTATGTAAATGGTTTTATGATGGAATATGACAACAATAGAAAATCAAATATTCCATGTTCTGTTACTATCACAATTCCAACGTGTCCAGAAGGAGCATCAGAAAAAGATAAGAAAAAGACTGAATCTATCAAGAGGAAGTTTATGGTTGATGATGATTCATGGAAAGAGTATGGAGCTGTTGTATCTATGTTAAATGGAGCACAAAAAACAGAAATTACAGAAGATATGCTCACTGATGATCAGAAAGAAGATCTTGAGTGTGGACTAATTACAATTGAAGATATTCGTGCAGAGCTTGGTGGTAGCGTTTATGGAGATAGAATCCAGGAATATCAGTTTATTAAGCCAGCTAAAGGCTTTACCAAGGGAAGAAATGATACTGTGTACACAGATGATGATATGGTAATCAAATCTATTGAAAGAGAGCTGCCTGAAGGAACTGAAGACCTTTTTGATGATGAAGATGATGATCTGTAATTATCAAAACAAATAAACTAATTACTACATAAAAGGAGATATAGTTAATGGCAAAGTTTGGAAAGAAAAATAAGGTTAGCACAAAATTAGAGGATTATAACATTTGCTTGCTTGGTGAGTCTGGAATTGGGAAAACCACATTGATGAAAGAAGTCTGCGAAGATTTGTTTGGTGGCGATGGGTATATGATTTTTAACTGTGGTAAAGAAGACGGTGTAAGTTGTTTAAAAGATGCTTCATATGAGGATATTGATTCTTATAAAAAATTTGATGCAGTTACAAAAGATATTATTCAAAATAAAGAAACAGATTATCCGGAATTGAAAGTTATCGTAACCGATACATTAGACCAGTTATTTGAAATCGTAGAACCAGAAGCTGTGCGAAGATGGAATGCGGAGAATCAAGGAAAAAAAGATTTCATTTTAGCAAAAACACTCAATGCATCATGGGGTGGTTTTGGTAGAGGAGAAGAAAAAGTAATTGAAATTATTCTTGATAGAATGTGGGAATTAAAGAAAGTCGGAGTGGCGTTCTGGTCTTGTGGTCATGTTAAGACACGTGAAATTTTAGATCCTCTTACTGGGCAGACATATACAACCCTTAGTACTAACATGATGCAGAAATATTTCAATGGAATTAAGACAAAAATGCATGTGGTAGGTGTTGCTTGTATTGATAGAGAGATTATTAAGGAATCCACAGGAAGAAAGAACGTTGTAACTAAGAAGGAAATTACAAAGAATAAGGTGGTCTCTGAAAGCAGAAAGATTATTTTCCGTGACGATGACTATGGTGTTGATTCTAAGAGCAGATTTGCCAATATTGTAGATGAAATTCCATTAGACAAAGATGAATTTATTAAAGCATTAAAAGAAGCTGTTTTAAATGCTGGTGGAAAACCTGTAAAAAATAAGGAAAACATAAAGGCATCAATTCCAAAAGAGGAGAAACAACCGGAAGAAGACGCTCCTTTTGAAGAAGAAAATTCAGAAATTGATGATGACATTGTGGAAGACGATACAGAACTTGTGGAGGAAGTTGAATCTGACTATCCTGAGGATCTAATTGGAGTCATTAGAACGATGTTTAAAGAATGCTCCGACCCTAAGATAAAAGCAGAAGTAAAAGGTATGATTGCTGAGCATGGAAAACTCAACAATGTTCCAGAAATTGATTTAAAGAAAATTTATGATGTATTGAAGTAGGTGAAAGAGAGGGATTCCCCTCTCCCCCTATAAAAGAGAGGTAATCACATGTTGGTTAAGTGTCGTGTTTGTGGAAATAAAATTGAAAGAAATGCCGCATATAAGGTTAGAAATAAAAATGTAAATGAATACTATTGCAACCAAGAAGAATATTCGGAGAAACTTGAAAAAATTAAAATTAAAGATGATACATATGGAAAAATATTTGATATTTTTGGAAGAAGAATAACAAATACTGCATTATTCAAAGAAATTTCGGAACTCGAAAGCGTGTATAGATATGAAAAAATTTACCAGTATTTGTGTGAAAATGAAAAAAAACTTACCAATATTCTTAATAAAGATTTTAAAAATGAATATGCTCAAATTAGATATTTCTCAGCTATTCTTAAAAATAATCTAGCAGATTTTAAAATTGAAAGCAGTCAACAGGAAAAGAAGATTGAAATAGATATGCCAACCGTGAAATATGCTCAAAGAAAAAAACGTAAGTCATTGTTAGAAATCGAGCAGGAAGTGGAGGGAGAGAAATAGGCGAGTTTATTACTGGAGTAAAAGAAAAATACCCACAGCAGCTATTGAAGGGCAGGATTGAGGCAGAGGGAAACGTAGTGAGTTGCTTTTTCAAAGATATGTTGTTACTTGATGAAACTACTTTTGAGCAGAAGGATTTTATATCAAGTGACGGACTGTTTTACTTTTCACTGCTCAGGCAATTAAGGGCAAAAGGGTTCTATTCATTAGATGAAGTAACGATTCTTTCAAATTTGCAAGAAGATGTCATTGAAAGATATGATGCCATTGGAGGCTGGGACACAATACAGCACCAAATTGATATCATAAATCTACAGAATTTTGATACATATATAGACATTTTATATCGAGAGAATATCTTGATTAATATGCACGACGATGGCTTTAATTTATTGAAAGAAATTGGCCTAAATGGAAAGAATATTGTTCCATTGAAACTATTTCGCAAGATGAGCGCAGAGGAAGTAACCGACTGGTATGAAGCCAGAATCACTTCTTATGGCACAGGATATTCAAGCAAAGTTATTGAAGAAGAGGAAATAGATTTTGATGACGAGTTTATTGAAAGCTGTAAAGAAGGTCTTGAAAATGGGATACCTTTTGATATTGCGGGATATGACATAAATGGAAATGAAATTAATTGTTTTCCATTCCTTTCTAGACAAACAATGGGGCTATTGGAGGGGACTCTCACTATGCTTGGTGGATTCTCGTCGTCCGGGAAGAGCACATGGTGGATTACTGTAATTATGGCATTACTATATCATGACAGAAAAATACTAATTATATCAAACGAAGAGCGAATTAAAAAGTTCAAAACTAAATTTATGGTTTGGTTGTTAGCAAAATATAGTCGCTACTTTAAATTAACAAAAGGAAAATTTACCGCAGGAGATATAGATACCGCAAGTCGCGAAGAACTAAAAAAAGTTCAAAAATTTTGGAAGGATAATTATAAAGGCAAGGTTAAGTTTGTAGCAATTAATGATGCAGACATGAGTATTGTAAAGAAAAAAATTAGAGAAAATGTATTGAGATATGGATATGATACAGTTCTTTACGATACTTTTAAGATTCAAGAATCAGATTTTAACGGTTCTCGTCAGGATTTATCCTTGGTCAAGGATAGCAGAGATTTAGATAAGATGGGTAAAAAGTATAACATTATTATGTTAGCTTCAGTCCAATTAGCTGAATATATGAAAGGAAAATTATTCCTTGATAGTTCAGTTTTGTCTAACTCAAAACAAATTAAAGAAATATTAGAAGGTTTGTTCCTAATGCGGAATGTATTTGATGAAGAGCTAGATGAAAAAAGTAAATATTACTGTAAGCCATTTATAATCACGAGAGAAAATGATAAATGGATTGAAGAAGAATATAAGCCAGATAGAACCGCGGTATGGAGAATGCTGTTTGTTGAAAAAACTAGGAATGGTAGAAACTCATCAGATACAGGAATTGCATATCTATTAAAATTCGATGGAGATCATTGCATATTCAGAGAGACAGCTCAGTGTCGTCCAAAACATGGTGAAATAAAATAATAGAGTGGTGATGTATGCTAAATGACATTAAGAAAGAATTGATAAATCACCCAGACAAACTGAAAGATGTTCTTGAACACTTTGGTTATCACAATGTAGTGATAAGACCTAAATACTTACAATTTGGCAGAGCAATTGATGCGTCGAAAAAGTCTATAATAATCAAGCTTGAAAATAATCAGTATCTGTATGTTCATGATTTTGCAAGGAATATAGAAAAAGATTTGTTTGGATATATAAGTGAACAAAGAAGAGTATGTTTTTCGGAAGTACTCTCTATAACAAAAGATGTCTTGCATATAACAGATTACTATGACTTCTTCGATAATAAAGGAATTTTCGGAGGATTTTATGAAAGAGTAAGAAAGCGCAATATAAACAAGATTACAACATATGAAAATTCAATATTATGTCACTACATAAAGTGTGGGAATTTACGATTTCTTAATGACAATATATCACTTGAGGCGCAGAGATTCTTCAATATCATGTATGATGTGGAATCACAAGGAATTGTAATTCCTATATACAATCAACTCGGACAGTTAATGGGTGTAAAGGTTAGATGTAATTATGATGTTCCAGATGGTGAAATGAAGTATTATTACTTGGTTCCATGTGCAATGTCACAGACGTTATATGGGTATTCCCATAACTACAACTTTCTTGTTGACAATGTTGTATTGATTTTTGAAAGTGAGAAAAGCGTATTACAGTGCTATTCATATGGGATTAGGAATTGTGTGGCTATTGGTAGTGGCTCTATAAATCCAAAACAAATCCAAATGCTGTATGAATTAAATCCAAAAGCATTGATATTCATGCACGATGTAGGGTTTGAACTTGACAGCATAATGCGGAACATAAACATCTCAAAGTCATATTCAAGATTCTATGAAATAGATTTTGGTTATTGGGATAACTTCAACAAGAATTATAAGAACAAGTTTTCTCCGTCTGACTTAGGGAGAGATGAACTTTTAAGAATATTGCACAGTGAAATAAAAATGATTGGAAGTGATGATGACGACGAATTATAACATTTTGAATGATTGTCGTGGAATGTATGAGGAAGAGATTTTTGAAACAGTATTAGAATCAAGAGGAATAATCGATGCAGATAGATTTTTGTATCCAGATGAAGATGATTTATTACCATTAGATTCGCTAAAGAATATAGATGAAGCGTTTGGTGAATTAAATACTGTACTAAGTAGTTCTGGAATAATTGGAATTCACTTTGACGTGGATTGTGATGGGATTGCATCGGGCACTATCATGACAAGATACCTAAAAAATCATACTAAAAAAGAAAACGTAGAAACGTTTATCAATGATGGTAAAAAGCATGGATTGAAGTCTCAAGATCTTGATAAATTTAATGGACTTGAATTATTGATTGTTGTAGATAGTTTGGACAGTGATATTAAACAATATAAAAGGTTAAAAGAAAAGGGAGTTAAAGTTATTGTTTTAGACCACCATGCAGTAAAGAGCGATATTCCATATGAAAAATATGTGACGCTTGTGTCGTCTCAAATGGATTATGAAAACAAAGCATTATCTGGTGCAGGTGTTGTGTGGAAGTTTTGTAAATACATAGATGAGCAATATGGAACCGACCATGCCGACTCCTTGATGGACTTAGCAGCGTGTGGAATTATTGCAGATATGATGGATATGACAGTTATGGAAAACAGGTACATAGTATCAAGGGGGCTTGACAAAATATATAATCCTGCAATTAAGAAAATTGTAGGTGGATTTGAGTTTAATAGTACAGCAATCTCATTTAGTGTAGCCCCTTTGATAAACGCAGCGAACAGAATGGGGCGGAATGAATCAGCTATGAATGCTTTTCTAGCTGATGATAACAAAGAAGTTTTAAAATATGTTAAGGAACTAAAGAAATGTAAGGAGCAACAGAACGAAGAAGTGAAACTTCTATTACCAGATATATTAGAACAATGTGAGAAACAGATTGACAAAAAGATGCTTGTTTCATTGATAAATACTCCATATGGAATCAGTGGGTTAATAGCAAATAAATTACTTGAGAAATATCAGCGTCCGATATTGGTCATAAAAGATGGAAATGGTGTGTTTGCTGGATCTATGAGAGCGATTGGTGTTGATGACTTTAGAAAAATCTGCAATGAAAGTGGTTTGGCGAAAGCCGACGGTCATGAATTGGCAAGTGGTATAGAAATTGAGAAAGTTAATTACAACAAGTTTATTGAATATATAGAGATGAATTTACCACAGTTAAAAACAGACTTTTCAGTTGATGTTGATATCAGAATTAACGTTGATGATTTGACAAGAAAACTTGTAGACAGAATTAAAACTATCGACAGAGTGTCTGGTGAAGGATTTAAACCAGTCAAGGTATTTATAGACGGTATTGATGAGTATGAAATTGGGCATATGAGTGATTATAAACACTTGGTAGTTAAACCAAATAATTACACCAATATAATCAAGTGGAATTTTATGGGTTCTTTTGATGATATGGAAGAATCTAGCATGATGAACGATGAATTAGAAATAGTGTGTAATCTTGATTCTGGGTTCTTCGGTAGAAACTTTGTATTAAAGGCGATATGCGATGAGATAAAGGTGGTGAATTAGATATTTACACATTTACATGTTCATTCATTGTATAGTTTATTGGATGCAAATATAAAGATTGATGAATTGCTTGAACGTATTCTGGAACTTGGCCAAAAATCAATTGCAATTACAGACCATGGGAATATGTATGGTGCTGTTGAGTTTTATAAAAAAGTTAAAGAAAAAGGTATAAAACCAATAATCGGATGTGAGTGTTATATCTGTTCGGACGTTACAGTTATGAGCAGAGAAAATACAATGTACCATCTAATACTATTGGCAAAAGACGAAACTGGACGACAAAATCTACAAAAGTTAGTGAAAGAATCTACTAAGTATAAATTCAATAAGCGACCACGGATTGATTTTAACATGTTGCAAAAATATCACAATGGACTAATATGTTTAAGTGCTTGTATGGCGGGGGAAGTATCGAGAGCGCTCACATCAGGAAATCTCGAAATGGCAGCAAATATTGCAAAAAAATATAAAGATTTGTTTGGTGATGATTATTACATAGAGTATCAAGCACACGAAGAGTCTGCCCAGCAGGAACTTAACAAAAAATTGGTAAGATTGGCTAATATGCTTGATATCAAATACGTTGTAACGTGCGATTCTCATTATTTAACTGTAGAAGATCAAAAATATCATAGTATATTCGTAAAAATAGGGCAAACAAGAGAAGCCGGAGAAATATACAATGACTGTTATGTACAGTCTGAAGATGAAGTCAAAGAAAAATGCCAAAGCACATTGGAATATAACTTGATTGCAATAGCAAATACTCAAGAAATAGTAGATAAATGCAATGTAAATTATCCGCTTTCTGCTCCAATTATACCACACACCGATATTCCGAAATCTTATAAATCTGAAAAACAATATTTGAAGAGCCTGTGTAATACTGGTTTTAAAAATAAAGGTTTTTTTGATTGGAATTTAGAACAATGGAAACAGTATATGACTCAAGTTGTATCTGACGAAATTGGTAATGAGACAAAAAAAGAATTTGTACACTTCGATACAGTAGAAGAGGTTGTTAAGATTTACAAAGATAGGGCTAAATATGAGATAGATGCTGTATTGAAAATGGGGTTCGAAGGTTATTATTTATTAGTTCACAGTTATATTGCATCTGCAAAACGGAGGGGAATAGCGAGGGGAAGTGCAGGTGGCTCTTTATTAGCATATCTCATTGGCATAGTAGATATTGATCCCATTAAGTATGGATTATACTTTGAAAGATTTATTGACGTTGGAGCTTTGGATTTACTTGAATCAAACCAGATTACAAAGAATGAGTTAAAAATACCAGATGTAGATGCAGACTTTTCTCCTAAAGATAGAGACAAGGTAATGAAATACATTATAGACACTTATGGTTGGGAGAACGTTGTATGCCTTGGGGTATTTCAATACATTTGGGCGAAAGGTGCAATTAAAGATATTGGCAAAGTCCTTGGTATACCATTTGAAATTACAAATGAAATGACAAAATTACTTGATGACGAAACAATTGATGAAGCACTGGAGAATGGAGTACTGGACTCATATAAAAACGACTATCCAGAATTATTTGAATATGCCTCTAAGCTGTCTGGATTACCTAAATCATTTGGTATGCACCCTTGTGGAAAGGTGATTTGTATGAAAAATGCAGATTATTACAGCGCACTTGAGTATGTTCCAGATAAAGACGTTTGGGTTTTACAGGGGGATATGCACACAGCGGACGATTTAGGGCTTGTAAAGATAGATCTCCTTGGTTTACGTACATTAGATGTAATATATGATGTACTTGAAATGATTGGTAAGGATTATGAATTTATAGCCCCGCATAAAATCAATCTTTGTGACAAGAAGGTTTGGAATGAATTCATGAACGGAAATTCACTTTTAATATTCCAGTTCGAGTCACAGGGAATGAGACAAATGCTTTCAGATATGAAATGCAATAGTATTGAAAACTTGTCAGCAGCTAATGCGTTATATCGCCCAGGAGCAAAGGCGTATATTCCAAACTATATAGCAAGAAAAAATGGTTTGGAGCCGATTACATATTTACATGATGACTTGATACCGATATTGGAGAGTACATATGGAATTATAGTATATCAAGAACAGTTGATTGAAATTGGAAAACTTGCTGGATTAAGAAATCCAGACGAACTTAGGCAAGCCACTGCAAAGAAAAAACCTAAGTTAATGGCAAAGATTGAGCCAGAATTAAAGAGTGGATTAACAAATTTAAGATGGACTAAGGAACAAGTGGATACTTTGTGGGATGATATATTAGTCTTTGCAAAATACTCATTTAATAAATCGCACTCAGCAGCTTATGCATTAACTGCGTATATAACAATGTATTTAAAGGTACATTATCCTACAGAGTTTATTACAGCATACATCAATTCATATGATGGTGATACAAATAAAATTGCCGAAGTCTTAGATGAGGCAAAAAGAATCGGGGTGGTATTTAAGTTTGACGATTGGAAGATTATAAAAGGAAAAACAATGTGTGATGACGGAATTGTATATTTAGGAATCAATACCTTAAAGGGGTTTGGAGAAAATGTATCAAACGGGTTGCAAGAAATAGGAAGACAGTCATACAGCACATTTGTGGATCTTATTAAATTATTTGAGACGCATCCAGATGTTGATAAATCACAATTTGAGGTAATGATTAAACTCAATTTCTTCCGCGAATATGGAAAGCCAGGTAAATTGTTAAAAATTTATAAATTGTATAGCGACATATACAATGCAAAAGTTTTTAATAAAGCAAAACTTCCAATTGATGAAAATATCATCAGAAAATATGCAAGAGAGACTGCAAAACAATTTCGAGACATAGACAATATTGGATTGTTTAATGAGTTATACAGTGTAATCGAAGATAAGGATTTATCATTAAAAGCAAAAATCAAAAACAAATTTGAATACCAAGGTATTGTCGATTATGTTGATAGTAGGCTTTCAGATTTCGCCTATGTATTAAAAACTAACACTAAATATTCCCCAAAGATAAAGCTATATTATCTTGGCAATGGTGCAACAGAGGTGTGCAAGATTTCTAAAAAGAATTTTATAAATAATCCTGTGGACGTTGGCGATGTGATTCATCTGATTGATATAAAGAAAAAATTCAAGTATGAAAAAATTGGTGACGAATTTATTCAAAATACAAGCGCATATGATACTTGGATTGAAAAATATATAATAAAGTAGGTGAAAAGTATAAAATATTATTACACAGAAAAACAATTGAAAGAACTTGTTTCACATCTCATTATATTACATACATCTAATGAACAAAAGAATCAACACATTCTTGATTACTTTGACAAGAAGAATATAAAACACAAGTCGAGGGCTTTGAAAACTGGTGACTATTCTTTTATGATTGAAGCGTGTCCGGAATTGGGATTTGTAAAAGATACATACTTTACAGACGAATTATGCATTGAAAGAAAAAATTCAGTTGACGAGCTGGCGGGGAATATTAAGGAGCATGATGAAAGATTCTTTAAAGAATTGAATCGTATGATAAATATTAAGAACTGTTATATCTTAATTGAAGATAATTGTTTAGATGACATTATTAATCATAATTATAGGTCAGAATATAACGAATCTGCATTTTTAAGAAGATTAATTGGTGTACAAAAGGTTTCAAACTTTTACCTTAATTTTATTAAAAAAGATAACATGGGATGTATGATA